ACTGCACGGTAGTCGGGCTGTGCCAAGGCTTCTTTGATGGCGATGATGGAAGGTAATGCCAAGGGACTACCCCAATCTTCTAGCACCTCAAGCGCCAGCTTCAATGCTTCGTCTTTAGTCAAAATTCTTCCCCTTTAGTTTGGCTTCGATGGCTTCGGCGTAATCAAAGTCGATGTTAGTGTTTCCCCCAAGCCTACATTTCAGCCCAAGCTCTTTACCGATAGCTAACACTTCATCCTGAGTAAGTCCCACCCACGGGCGCTGTTGTGGGGTGGCATCAACCCAATGACTTGCACATGCAGAATTTCCACACCAACTCCGGCAAATGCGCTCCGCGCGGCAATTGTCAAAAGCCACCGGCTCCTGCGCTGGCTGTGCTAGGGCTGCTTTGTGAAACTCGTTGCACCCACACCCTGCACATGCAAGGTACTCAAGGTCAGCTTCGGATAGTGCGGATGTAAACTCCTTCGCTCCGCATTCGTTGCAAACCCACGACCATTCCTGCGCTGGCTGTGCTAAGGCTGCTTTGATGGCGGTGATGGCGGCATAAACTCTTGGATGATGCTCACCTTTAGTTTCCAACGCCTCCAATGCAAGGCGTAATGCTTCGTCTTTAGTCATCAAAACCCCCTGCGCTTAATGTGTGAGTGGTCAGAGCCGGGGCGCTGGTAGGCGCTGTGGTCTGGCTTGTAGACTGGCTGGTGCCACAGGCTGATAGTGGGCGGCGGCACGGCATCGGGGTCTTTCACCGAGGGTCGGAACCCGGTGCGCTCCTTGGCGTGGGCCTTTTGCCCCGTGGTGTTGGTGAACGATGTCAGCGTGGCCGGAGGGTTCACGCGCAGCGCGGCCTTTTTCATTAGGTTGGGGTTGCCTGCTTGCAGTTTCATGGAGTTACCCGATACCAGATGTAGCCGAACATGAAGCACATTCCAGCAATGATGCCTGCAACGGTAGCCATCGTGACCAGCCCCTCCATCACGTCCCAGAACAGATTGCGATCTAGCGCGCGTGTTTTGCGAATCGGGCAATCCCGGCCTTGCGTGCAGTTACCGTAGTCGTCGCAACAATTCATGATGACCACCATGCAACAAGCAGCGCGGCCAGGCCAACGCCAATAGCAAAGGCCATGGCATAGCCAGGCCAGACAGATGCCTTGCGGCCATAGCCTTGCACCCAAGTGCAGTCGGCGTAATTGCGAGGCGTGATGTAGTGTGATGGTTTCATGTGATTCTCCTTTGTGGGGCCGTGGCCCCGGTTGATTAATCTAATGCTTTGCGAGCGTCCATCTTGCTGTTGACTTCAAACTGCTTGCTTGCAACGCACTTGATGCAGCGGTATGCAGGCGCTTCCATCTTGAAGTTTCCCCAATCGGTACTCATCGGAGTGCGCAGAATGTTGCGGCCACAAGCGGTGCGGCTGGTGAAGCCACTGCCTGATTTGTTAAGGTGCATTTGATGTGCCATGTCGGTTACTCCTAGCTGGTTGGTTGATGATGACTGCATCCTAACACGACTTCCCACAATCTCACACTTATTTTATAGGGATAAACCCTTAAATTGACGTAACTTCAACATCGTGCGGCCTGCGCTTGCCGTCCATTAGATCGTGCAGGCGTTTTTCGGTCAGGCGGTGGCAGCGAATCATGGTGCGCGCAGGCAGCACGTCCAGCAGGTCGCCATAGTCGCACAGGATGGCCCGAACAGCCTGTATTCCAGTTCCGTCCATGCGAATGGCACCACCGGCTAGGTTACGACGCCCGGCCAGCGCAAGGGCCGTAATCGCGTCCACCAGCAGGCCGCTGGCATCCTCGCAGATCGCCATGTCTTTAATCAGCGTTTCCATCAGGTTTACCGCGTCACTGACCACCCGCCAGTCGTCCGTGGTAGGCGCTGGCGCGGTCTCCATCGCGTGCAAACCCTCATACATTCGCGTGAGCTGGTGGCGGCGATAGTCCAGCGGCAGCGGCTCGGTCGAGCTAGCCATCATCTCGTCCATGATGGTGTAATACTTCGGTCGGGCAATCGCCCGGCGCTTACTTTGCTTGCGACTCACTCGACAGCCCCAGCTTCACGTAATGCAGAATTTGCGCGGCCAGCGTGCGCGTGGATTCTTGCGCGTGCTTGCGCAGCAGAATTTCCACGTCCGCAGGCAAGCGCACCGTCATGTAACGGTCTTTGATTTTTTCGCTCATAAATTTCCTTTGTGTTCGTCAAAAAAAGCGCTGATCTTTGCTTTCGCATCCTCAGCACCTTTTCCCACTATACAGCAGTAATTCACACTTTCAAGATACATAATGATGCTTTTCTGGTCAGGGCTTAGGCTTCCACCATTTACCCGCTTCATCTCAATCCACAGGCGCCAAGCAGGCACGAACAGGTCAGGGATACCGGCCACAGTGCCTTCTACCTTCAACGCCACCGCAGTGGCCATGCTTCGCGCCCCGCCGTTGGGAATAGAGTGAATCAGGACGCCAGGGTAAGTGCGGCGAAACCACTGCACCACCAGCGCCTGCTCGTAGTGCTCAGAGGGTATTTTTTGAGCGGTCAAAATGGAATTGATCCTTCCCACTCAGGACAAGCGCTTGGCGTGGCTGCAAAGTCCTCGGGCGGCTCCATAAAGAACACGACGCACGTTCCCTTCACGTCGTAAAACTCACATGTATGGCAGCACATCGGTGGCCCAGATGAAATTAGTAGTTTGTAATTTGTAATGAAATTTGGTTCAATATGTCTCATTCCCAGCTCCTTTTTAAAACACGAAAAAACTTTCCATCCTTGCGGAATTCGATGAACTTCGGTGGCGTGGCATCGTTCATGTTGGCGGCCATCTCGTCCATCGTTGCCACGTTCAAGCCGCCAGGCGCAATGCTGGCGCTGGTGGCTAGGCTCAACAACTGGCCCATTGCCCGCTGGCCCGCATAGCCGTCGTGGGCAATCGGCAGGTATTCCGTAATCGGCGCATCGCTCAGGCTTCCGTAATAAGTCACGGCAAGCATATCCTTGCCACTGGCCTTGCTGGTGTGCTTGCGCCAGTTCCAGCTCGTCACATCCATATCGGTGCCTTCCAGGCCCATGATGTCATCGTTGCGCAAAACCATTGACTTCTTTACCGGCTCAGGAAACAAAGCACCGCAGGCTGGGCAGACCATTGCAGAGATGTGCACCAGCTCCCCGCACTCGTCGCAAACCTTTACCGGCGCCTCGCCATCGCCCGAACTTCCCTTCTTGGGCGGCTGCACGGCAGTGATAGGGCCATGCGTCTCCACTACGCCAGCGAAATCCAGGACCAGGCAGTGATCGGTATGCGACTTCACGCGCATCCCCCGGCCAGCCATCTGCACATAAAGGCTGGCGCTCATGGTAGGCCGCATCATCACCACCAGGTCAATATCAGGGTAATCGAATCCGGTGGTCAGCACATTGGCATTGGTCAACGCACGCAGGCGCCCGGCCTTGAAATCGGCCAGCATCCGAGCACGATCAGTCTTTGACGTTTCCCCCGTCACGCACTCAGCAGCAATCCCATGCTCGCGCAGCACCTCGGCCACGTGGTTTGCGTGCTTCACGCCAGCGCAGAAAAACAACCAGGCCTTGCGCTCCACGGCCAAGGCCATCACCTCGCGCACAACAGCCTGGTTCTGGTCGTCGGTATCTACGGCGGCCTGCAACTCAGACTCAATAAACTCGCCCCCGCGCTTATGCACGCCCGACGTGTCCAGCTTGGCCCGCGTCACCTTGCTGCGCAGCGTGGACAGATAGCCCTTGAAAATCAGCTCATCAATGCTGACAGGCGTCAACAGATCGTCAAACATTGCAGGTTTGTCAGTGATTAGGCCATGCCCCAGACGAAAAGGCGTGGCCGTCAAACCAACAACGCGCAAGGCTGGATTGATCGCCTTCAACTCGCCCAGCAGCTTGCGGTATCCGCCCTCATCTTTGTGGTTAACAAGGTGGCACTCGTCGATGATGACCAGATCGACGTGGCCCAGCTCCTGCGCCTTGCTGCGCACCGACTGGATACCCGCAAACGTAATCGGCTCGCCCAGGTCACGCTTTCCAATGCTGGCGGAATAAATCCCCATCGGAGCGCCAGGCCAATGCTGGCGCATCTTCTCAGCGTTTTGCTCGATCAGCTCCTTTACATGGGTCAGCATCAGCACGCGGGTTTCCGGCCAGTTCTGCAAAGCATCCTTGCACAGAGCGGCCACGATATGCGACTTCCCGGAGCCCGTGGGCAGCACCAAGCAGGGGTTACCCAGGTTGCCAGCCTCAAACCATGTGTAGAGTTGGTCGATGGTGCGCTGTTGGTATTCACGAAGCATTAAAACAACTCCTGAGAAACTTGTATGCACAAATCAGGGCCATCGTCATACCTCCGCTGATCGCATTTTGGGTAACTGGTCAGAACCGGGTAGTTCAATTTTTCCTGCATTGTTCGGCGCTGGCGCTTGTCGCCAACGAACTGAAAATAACGATGCTTGTCCATAGGCTTGACCATTTCAATGCCATTCTCTTTTGCCCATCGTGTCGGGTCTGTTATCCCCTGATCTCGCAAAGTCATTGGGTGCGTTCGCTTACCATCAATGATGTAGGCTTTATCGTGGCTTTTTGTGGCTCCCGTATATAGCCAATTGGTCGCCTGATAAATGATGCCGCAATGGTTTTGCTCCATATCGGCATAACTGATAACGGCACAAGGCTTTGGCTCCAGAAGTTTCAAGCTATTAGCCACCAAAAAACTTGAAGCATTTTTTGTTTTGGATTGCACGACTACACGCGCCAGCTCGTACAAACGAAAATCACGATCTTTGAATGCGTGTTTTTGAATTGGTGGAGATGGCTGTCCATACACTGCAACACCAGTAATTTGCCCATCTTCCTCAAGCCCAAAACCAGCCCAAAAAATAGAGGCACGGGCGGCTGTAATGTTTCTGAGTTACAAAGGAATCTGCAACGCTTTTTGATATGGTGATGACTCTCACGCCACCACCCTTGCACCAAAGTCGCGGCGCAGGTCGGCAATCAAAGGGTTACCGCTACCGCAGGCATGTGCATTGGCCAGCAGTTCACGCGAACTGAACACGCCTTCAATCTCGGGGTCTCCGTTGGCCACGGTCGTGCCGTTAATTTCATAGACAGCGGTAAACGCATCCGGCCCGTCTTTACGCTTCCAAGGCACCAGGTCTGGGTGCAGGACGTGGCTTTCGCAGCCCGTGCGCTGGGCGTCCAGTGGAATCACGTCGTCCCATTTTGCGCAGTGCCAGGTGGAATCAGACAATGGCGTGGCCATCGCGCAGGTTCGGCAGTTGACGTGTTTGGTCGTCTTGCTACCAAAGCACTGGTCATGGCCATCGCAAAATTTGCACTGATACCAACTCGCATCCGAGCTGATCGGCTCGGGCATACGGTCAGTCAGGGCAATACGGTGGCCGCGCGCAATGGCCTTGCCTGCCACCTCTTTGTCCAGCTTAATGCGCTCGGTGTGAATGCGGTCATCGTCTTTGCATACAGCCAGGTACAGCGCCCGGTCCAAACCCGTCCCGGCCATGTAGGTCTGCATTTGCACAAAATGCTCGGGCTTCGACTTCTCGACGCCATCCTTCACCAGCGAATCAAACGACTTCTTGGAATGCGTCTTGAACTCAGCAACGTGTTTGGTCTTTGGTGCACCAGGCACTCCGCTATCAATGATGGCGTCCAGGCTTCCAGAAACGTGGCCACCGAAGTCCACCCGGTGCTGGCCCGTGGTTTGCCGCACGTCCATGCCGATAGCCCGCAGGTCGCTAATAATGTTCGGCTCTTCTTGGTGGCCCCGGCGAAAGAGGCGCAGGATGCGGCCAGGGAATGTTGGCTGCACAGCCCAGCGGAACGATAGCCACAGCCAGCGATCGCACACATGGCCAAGCGTACTGGCACCCAGATGCGGACGCGGCACCTCGGCCTGCGCCTCGTGGTGCTTGTCAATCAGCGCCTGAATATTGTTGGTTTCTACTTCTGGAATTTTCATGGAATTCTCCTAAAAGGTGGGGAGATTTGCCTCATTAAGCCTTCATGGTGACACAGAGCATGAAGATCATGGAGTACGCATCCCCCCGAAAATTACTTCTTAGCCCAAGGTGGTGCGGCCTTTGCCGTTGCTGCTTGTGCGGCTTCGGCCTGCTTTACAAAAGGTGGCACACCAGCAGCAGGCGCAACGCTTCCGGAGACAGATTTAAAGGCCTTCACCTCGTTGCTGGCTCCGTATTGCGTATCCTCTTTGACCTCCAGCTTGATAGCGATCTGGCCACCGATTAGCTGGTCAGTATCCGTCACCTTGGCCAAACCAATCGCTCGCATGATGTCGCCTAACTGTTGGCGGCCAATCTCTTCGGCCTTCGGGTTTGCGTTTTTGATGTTCAGGTTTCCGAACACCACACGCCCTTGGTGGCTGGGGCCGGTCACGTCGTAGCGCAGTTTGATGTACTGGCCATTGCCGGCCTTCGTGGGCTTCAATTCGGCCTGCGAAATCGTTACGGTGTACCAGCCCGCAGGCAGGGGTTCAAAGTTGCCATTGCCTTGGGGCA